TTGGGTATCTAACCACCGCGAGATTGTTAAGCCTTATCTGACTAAGCGGGCCGAGAAGATTGGCTGGACTAAGGTGCTGGCCGGTCTTGAGAACCCAGAGAGTGAGATTTATGAGGTTACTGAGAAGCTTATTAATATAGTAGATACTAAAGAAAATGAAGCATTTGGCACATTAAGCCGATGGTGGGAGACTCACGACCTTAGCGGGTTTATTAAAGAAGCTTGTGAGGAGATGGGCCTGTAAGCATTAAGAGGACTCGCCGGCCTGTTTGTAGCGTCCATTAAGCATGGGCGCTTTAAACGTTGTGACTGCGCTCATTTATGTGCGCCGAGCACTAGCGAGCATCTTTTTTATTTGGAGCGATTGTAGAGGCTCTCAGTGGCCTTATACGGCATTTTAGAGTTAGTGGCAGTAGTGTATGTTGAGTAGAGTGTTAGAGAAATAAAAAAACCGCCGGTTGATTGGCGGTTATTGTTTTAGTCGCTGCCTATTGTAGGTTATTTACATTATTTTTGGGCATAAAGGAGCCCTCTACCCCTGGTTCTACTAGCAGCGAGGTTAGGCAACAACTCTTAACCACTAAACATCCGCCAACTTCTAGCTTATCAGTCACACAGCTAAACACTAGTTGTACAGCTTAGTTTAATGTTATACCTAAACTCCCGCGCTTTTCTTATAAGAACTGGGATAGGGTTCATTATTAGTCACTTGTTAGTAACTGTATCGCACTTACCTGCGCTGGCCACCTGTTTAAGAATAATCTCCTCAACGTATCACCTAAGTAGTCCGCGGCTACCCTTTTGAGGTACTTCCGGACTTTTTGCTGTACACGGCTCCTTTTCTCAATTTATGTACATCCCCACTTAGATGGCGTTGTCTATTGCACTCCCCGCGATTCCCGGTTTATCAGTTGCCCGATATCCCACAAAGCGCGGCAGTTATTCATACCATAGCACCTGAGTGACCAGATACCACCATTTTGCAGGGTCGTGAGAAATTGAGAAAGACACGTTGCCCTTTGGCATAAACAACAACATTATAGAGTGGCTAACTTTAATCTATTACCAAGAGTTTTCCTATTAACCTAACAAGGTGTTCGGCTCTTATATGGTCAATTAAGGCTGGTTGACTGCACCCAGCCTGAGATTATCCGCCAGTCCGAGGCTTTGCTGCTGTAGCTACTTGTAATCCTCGGCTCTAGAAAAATAATGAAAGGTACTATATAGTTTTAAAGAGACTATATATAACTCTTACTATCAGTATATCACACCTGAAATATAGATGCAATACTAAACAGTGATTATTTAAAGGAAGTTCGCCGATTTTACAGAGGTGAAGCAAAAAAGTCTAAAAATCTTTCAAAAAGTTGTTGACATTCAAAATATTTGCGCTATACTGAGGACAGTTGATCGCACGGAGCGAACAAAAAACCTTAATAACTCGGGATTAAACGATTAAACGAAAGGAATAACATTATGAACAACATCAAGAATAAGCTGATTGAGGCATTTAACATCTGGTGGGAGCGCCGAAAAGTACTCCGCGACATGGAACGGAGGGACTACTCAGTAATCTAACACTTAAACGAATACAACATCATTATTAATAGGAGAATCAAAATGAACAAGTTTAACTTTATCCAGATCTACGCCGATAAGGTGGAGGTTGACACTAAAGATCAATCAGTAGTACTTAGCGGGGTTGATCCAGCTCAGGTGGTGGCCGAGTTTGGTGTACAAACCATCTTAGAGGAGATTGAGCTAAGCGACATCATGGACTTTGTAGATGAGCAGATGAAGCAACTTAAAGAGGACTACGAAGATGAAAAAGCTAACCGTCAGTGAATATATCGCTCTAGTATGCGAGATTAATAAAGTAAAACTATAAAGGATAAAGGTCATGAGTAAGGTAAAGGCAGTATTACGGGGAGTCTTGTGGATCGTCGCGATTGCTATCGCGGCGCAGATAGCGAGCTTGGCAGTTAAAGGTGCGGCGATGGATAATCCACCACAGCACGTACAGGATGAGCGAGCTATTCAGCGGGCGCGACTAGATGTGCACTATCATAACGATACTAAAGAGCAGATGATGCAGGCTAGCGATTATACCGATAACGGTTGGTGTAAGCAGTATGGGTGTGAGGATTAACATGTTACCTTATAGTGGATCACCTAAATTTATTGAAGACTTCGCCGATTTTGTCAACTGGACGCTTGAGATGCTATACAAAGTGCCAGTAATCGGCGGAGCATTAGCATTAGCCGGTGTTATCTTTTGGCACTTTCTAGCCTATGCAATGATTACTTGGGCAACAGTAATGGTTATTTTACTAGTAATGGAGGTATTGTGAACAAAAAGCAATTAGGAGCATTTCTAAAGGTTGTATATAAGGGTAAAGACCGCCAGGCACTTACCAACATCTTAGTAGATGGGATTAAGGGCAAAACCTGTTTAGTAGGCACCAATGGGGTGATGCTAGCTGCAGTGTTTGTTGACGGCTTAGATGAATGGGTTGGCCATCAGATTGCGCGGATTGACTTAGAGGCTTCTCATAAGGCAATGACAAGTAGGGTGTCTGATACGTTCGGAGCTAATGAAGTGGCCGAGATCATGGACAATGGGCGGAATGTTACCACTAAGTTCCCCGATTACATGTCGCTCATTGCTCCTTACTTGGAGGGTGAGCCAGTAGGGCAAGCAAGGATGAGGTTTAACGCTGAATTCTTTAAGATAATACAAGACCTTAATGGCGAGGACAACCTAACTATCAACCTTTACGGCGAGACTAAACCGATGGTATTTAAGAGTGAGCGCGGCATCTACATAGTCATGCCGATGACTCTTAAGAAGCCTGGCCAAGCTAGCTGATGGGCAGCTGACACTATTTGGAGAGATTGCCGGGTTAGAAAATCTAGTGTCTCCACCAAAAGTGTTAGAGGTCGACGGGCAAAAGGTGATTAGCTTTATTGTCTCCGAGGAGGATAGAAAACTCCCGGGCTATGTGGAGGCAATCACTGATAAAGCTAAAAAACTTAAGCCTACTGTTAAATCAAATAACCGCCAGTACTGGGCAAGTCTTTACTGGCAGAAAAAGAGGAGAATGAGGAATGACAGATAGTGAATTGATGGCCTATCTAGACGAGATTGAGCGTGAGGTAGACCGGGATATTTACGATCCTGATATGACAATCGCCCTTGAGGAGAAATACAACCACTGGCGCGAGGTGTCTAAACAAATCCACGCACTACATCCAATGAAGCGGGTAGAGACGCCCGGCCCGATTAAATGGGGCAAGACCGTTAAGGTTAAGCTTGATAACACCCAGCGATTCTACTATAGCCACGATATGGGTGTTGGATTCATCTGGACTAACGAGATAAACACAAGTGGTTTAGAACCTCTAGATGAGAATAAAAACTAAAGATAGGTAATTATACCTATTTAATATTAAAAACGATTACAGAGCCTCTGAAGGGGCAATAACGATAAAATAGAGAGTGGGATATGAGCAAGAAAGTAACAATCAATAAAAAAACTACTAAAATGGTCGCCGCAGGTCTCGCCGGGGTATTGTTAGTGATCCTCGGGGTTGTCGGCACACTTAAGTACCAGGGCTTTATTAACTCGGTTAAGGCGCGGGGTGTTGCTGAATACAAGCAGGAGAAGTGCGAGAACTTTAATAAAGATAACGCCAGCTGGTTAGAATGCGAAGTAAAACGCGCAAAGTAAAGAAGCAACCAATTCTTTTCTGGGACATTATCGAGATTAACGGCGTTAAGTACAAGGCCGGGATAACGCGCAAACAACGCGAGCAGCTCGATAGGTGGGTCTACGTCTACGATGAGAAGGCTCACAAACAGATCAAAGATGCCGCAAGGTTCATGGCCAGGGCGCATTTGAGGATCATAGAGAGTCAGCAATAGCTGGCTCTTTTTTGATTTTGTATGCATTTTGTTCTATAAATATTATACCATAATTTAATACAAAAATCAAACTTAGTTTAGCTACTAAACTATTTTTTTAAGTTTTTGTACGTGTTTTGTTCTAAAAAATTTTAGTCAAATCGGGGTTTTTCGAAAAAAAGTCAAAAAAGTCTAAAGTGGGTAATTTCTATATTTTTAGGCTAAAAATGGCCTATTTTGGGGGTATTTTGTTCCAAAAGTGGGTAATTTTAGAAAAATCCTGTGGAAAACTTTAGTCAATTTGACAAAGTGAGGATCCGAGGGGGGTAATAATTTGATAAAACAGATACATATAGGAGCTTACGAAGTAAGCGACCAGCTTTGAACAAGGAGCCGAACGTAAGGGAGAGAGGCGACGCAGAGAAAAGCGCAGCGAAAGACAAGTAAGTGAACGAGTAAGGACACAGAGTGGCCGGCGAATGAACTGTAACTTGTTCTTGAGCGACAGCGGCGAAGACAAGTAATGGTATTGACGCGTAGGAGATACCATTAGTTGTTGTAGCCCTTTGGAGAACGGCGAGTGATCCAAAGGTTATAACACTTAATATTGTGTAAGCAATCATTAAGGTAACTAAGTATTAATAAACTAATAAATAGATTACTAACAAGCCCGCGGATTCTATCAACTAAAGAGTCGGCGGGTTTTCTTTAATTTCTCCCATTAAAAGTCTTGTATTTATCCATTGCTTGGAGTATAATGATTAGTAGATAGAACAGAAGCTATAGCAGCTTAACAACTCGGCGATTATTAACTTAAAAGAGAGGAGATTAAATGATAGGAATGTATAAGCCTGAGAACAGCGGCGGCAAGGATGCGCCCAACCTTAAAGAGGTGGCTGATCTATTAATGGATGCAGGGGCTGCTATTTACCGGGTCAATTGGGACTCAGACGCAATGCAAGCAGTGAACTTCCACATTAATGAGGCGTTAAAAGAGTTGCGCGCATTTGGTGACCGTAAAGAAAAAGATTGTTTGACTGCCTTTAGTGGGCGAGATGGGACGATTAAAGATGTATAAAGTAAGACTTAATACACCTAGTATTCAATACTGGGTGAAGACATATGACCGAATTAGTGAAGAACTAGTACTAACGAATATTACTGCAGACGCAATGATATTTAACGCTTTTGATATCCCATTTCTAGAAGAGACAATGAACGAGACATTCGAAGGTAAATATATCATAGAGGAGGCCGAATGAAGCAACAAATTTTAGAAATTCTAGATAAATCAACCAATAACGGTATGAAGGCCAAAGAGATTATGGGCCTCATCCAGATGGGGATTATCCAGGCGCAGTACGATATGTGGGAGGAGCAACATAAGAATCGCGATACACCATCAACGGCCGCTACAGACTGGGCAGTCGCAATGATAGAAAATAAACTATTTGGGAGGTTAGACAATGGAGAATAAATGGCGAGGCAGCGCACTATGCGCACAGACAGACCCGGAGGTTTTCTTCCCGGTCAACAAAGCATACTCTGATGAGTATAACGGGTATAACAACTATAACGATGCACGCAAAATTTGTGCAGAGTGTCCAGTCAAGGGTGAGTGCCTAGCTGATGCACTGATGACCGGCGACGTAGAATATGGCATGCGTGGCGGGCTAACACCACGTGAGCGTATGGGTATCCTAGCAACTAAGGTAGCAGCCTATGAGGATATTTAGATGTTGCTAAATAAGCATAAAGCGCAAGAGATAGTAGAGAGCGTCACCATTACAAGGCAGGACATTAAGGCATATATGAGACTTATGCATTTATCATATAATCCACATATTGCAACGTTCGCGATCTTTGTAGTGGGAATATTTAGAAACAAAATAACAGATAAAATAAGCGAATTACAATAAGAAGAGAGGAGATAAATGAACTACGGCATAGAAGCACGACTAAATCAAGAAACAAATGATAGGTGGGCGCAGTTTGATACGTTGAGCGATCATCTACGCGGACATTGTAAACACCAAACGGAGGAGAGCATGAGCGAATATAAGAAACATATTGGGCAATATAATGATATGATGATCGATACACCATCACCCGAGGAGCTGCTCGCTGAACGTAACAGTGCAGCCCTAGGTGATGCAGCCCAATCGTTCGCGATTCCACGGTCAGTCATTAAAGGTGACAAGCTAGAACCACATGAGGACTTTGAGCAGTCAGAGGTACAAGCACCTATTTTTGAGATGCAAGAGGTTGTGGACGGCCTGCCTGAGGAGGAGCTGCAGAACTACAAGGATCAAATGCTTGCAGAGATTAGTGACCGCGAGGCTATCGTTGATGCAATCAACCGCCGGCTCGATACTGTGCAAGCCAATCAGTATACACGAGGTGTACGCAGCGCAATCACTAAGCAGGTAAAGCTATGACGACAGACGATTTTAGAGAGAAAGTTGAGAGACTAGGCTTCGTGGTAGCGTTCACTCACGACGTAAACCTTGCAGACAAAGTGAGCAAGAGAGGGGCAGAGGACGTGATACTCCTTATGGACAGAATTCACAACATTAGAGTAGAAAAAGAGATGGTGCGATGAATACTAGTTTATTTGTAGGGCTTTGCTACGATGCGGGCCTCAGTGTGAAATTTAAGGAAGCAATGACGGTTGTTTTCTCTGGCGAAGATTCAGCAATCGCAGAGGTCAGCGAGCGTTTTAGTGGAGGCTACTATATAGATACACGGGGTGAAACGGATGATCATACAAGATTTGTATCTAGTATTGTACCCGAATATGCGCTCACTCCAATTGAGGAGCGAGAATGAATGAGTCGAAAGTAATCAATGACGATGTGTCTACCGCCATACGTAATCGGGTTCAACCAGACCCTGACTATGACGAGATGGCAGAGCGGCTGGGCGAGGTGGGTTTATCTGTTGTACGCCATAGTCGTAGGTGGTTTACCATCCGCAAAGAGGATACCGACATTGTAGAGGTTTACATTAACCGATATACCGCACTTAACGGGATTGACACCGATCTTATTGCGGGTGAGATTGGTAAACTTCTCGCTCGCAAGCGGAAGTTTGCAGAGTCGCATCAAAATAGTTGGGGCGCACGATGGAACAAGAAGAAGCGTTAGGGATAATGCTTGACGGTAATTCGGTTATATTGGCTGGGTCGGGGGGTAGTGGCAAATCTCATACCCTCCGCCAGTTTATTGAGCGCAATCGTTTATTGGGGCGAAAGACGGCGGTTACAGCTACAACAGGGCTGGCCGCCTCTCACATTAATGGGCAGACGCTCCACAGCTGGGCGCGGGTAGGTTTGGGCAAAGAGCTGCCAGATGATTGGCAATTTACCATTAGCAAGAAAAAGCGTAAAGAATTTCAAACTACTGCCACTCTCGTAATAGATGAAGTGAGTATGATGCCGGACTTTGTATTTGACATGTTAGACACCGTGCTTAGGTGGGCGCGTAATGACGATCGGCCATTTGGTGGAATACAGCTTATCTTATGTGGAGACTTTTACCAGCTGCCACCAGTTGAGGGTAAGTTTATCACTAATAGTAGGGTGTGGAACGAGCTTAATATTAGAAGTTGTTACCTTACTAAGGTGTATCGTCAAAAGGATGATAGATTGCGTGACTTATTAGAAGGTGTCCGCGGCGGGAATCTCTTTAAGCGACATATAGCTTACATTCAAAGCAGAATGGTTAAACCTGATCGCCAAGTGCCACGGCTGTATTCTCTTAATAGAAAGGTAGATAGTGAGAACGCCCACCAATTGAGCAGGCTAAAAGGTGACTCTATCTTTTACATGATGACCGAGAAAGGTGATATTAATATCATCAACGGATTAAAGGGATCAATACAAAGCCCGGAGTTGCTCGAGCTAAAAGTCGGCGCGCCTGTTATTGCCACTAAGAATAATAGCGAGGGGCTATACCATAACGGTTCACTCGGTAAGGTTATCGCACTAGAAGATGGGTTACCGATTGTAGACTTTTACGGCGTTGAGGTTGTTGTAAACCCCGATACGTGGAGGGTGAGTAATGAAGGCGTTACACTTGGTGCGGTCACTCAGATACCGCTAAGGCTTGCGTACGCTATTACAGTACATAAGAGCCAAGGGATGACATTAGACGCCGCGGAGATTGATTTAGCCGAAGCGTTTGTGCCAGGGCAGGGGTATGTCGCATTAAGCCGCGTTGTCTCTTTAGATGGATTATACATTAAAGGAGCAAATAAAATGGCTTTTCAAATGTCAGATGAAGCGCGAATGATTGACGAAGTATTACAGAAGTCAAGCAAAGAAAAAACCCCGCCAAGAATAGCGGGGTAAAAGAGAGAGGAGTGAGGCCTCACTAGCAATATAGCATGTTGTAAATAATACATGACACTGACTATTGACTAGAACATTGCTAGGGTGTATACTGAAAACATGAAAGAAGTTAATTACCACAGCAAGATCGTTGGCACAACATTTGAAAACCGCCAAGACATTCTTGCACACCTGGAAGGTGGCGAAAGCCTCCGGGTTAGGCGAGAGCCTGAAAACCAATACGACCCACGAGCGGTCGCAGTGGACGTAGACATTAAAGGCAAATGGTATCCAGTTGGGTATATTGCCAAAGATAAAAACAAAGACATCGCCGAAGCCCTAGACGCTGGCCGAGATGTAGAGATTAAAATCAGCGAAGTCACCGGCGGAGATAAGGGTAAGAACCTCGGCATGAATATTTGTCTCAAATACGAGAAAGAGGTATCAGAACCCATCTCGAACGCTACGAACGATCCTGCGGCCTCTCAGGCCCCTTCTACGGCGAATTTGAAGAACCCTACCGTATATAAATCTAAAGTGCTCGGGCGGGAGATTACAGTCGGTGTAGACAATGGCCATATCTATCTACCTCACTACACGTCGGGCAGCCAGTTTCCTCGCAAGTTTTTTAAGCAGTTCACCGATGAGGACAAAGAGCGGGTACTTGACTACTACGAGCGAGAAAAGGATGTTAAGCGCGAGGACGTGGAGAAAACCTGGGAGATGAAGGCCGATATCGCTACTGGCTACGGAACAGCAGTGCACGCGGCACTTGAGCTTTACTACGGCCATAATAAGGTTGGCGACAAGATTAAGGGCAAAGATGGCCTTAATAAAGCGTTCAGCAAGAACCCGTTCTTTGCTCATATTGTTAAGTGTGCGGTAGAGGATTTAGGGCCGGGCAATTATCTACCTGAGCAGTTTATCTGGCACGAGGGCTTGCGTTTCTGCGGGGCGATTGACCTACTACAAGTTGTTGACAAAAATACAGTAATAGTGCATGATTGGAAAAGCAATGACTCGGTCACGAAGCGTATCTACCAAGAAAAAGACAGTCCATTTAAGAAAGATGTCGACAACACCCAGCTCGGTGAGTACTGGCTACAGTTATCCTTTTATGCCTACATCCTTAAGCAGTGCGGCATTAATGTAAAAGAGCTGCAGATTCACCATCTAGACCCCGAGCGGTTAGTACAAGGTAAGCGGCCCTGGGTTCATTACAAGCACGATGTCGTTGATATATCTAAAGCATTAAAGGAGGACTAAATGCTAGGAAAATATAAACTGCTAAGCGCCAAGCTAAAAGCGACCGACAAGACGGTAGACAAACTGCTAGACGCCAACAACAACGCCTGGGGTCAGCTCGACGCCAACAAAAGAGAGTTAAAAAACTTGCGGAAGGGGTTCGATAACATCGGCGACTGGATGCAGGACATTGACGATATTCAGATGCTCCATACGGTAGCGATTGATGAGCTGCGGGATAACGTCGCATTGATTTTAGATCACTTGGGGGTTGAAGTAATTCAGCCCAGTGATAAGCCAACACTTAAAAAGAAAGGGAGTAAGTAAATGGCACAAGATTGGCTCGTAACAGACGCGTTTCAAGGGAAGGATCGCGACACTAAGCAAGTCACCGTTAAGGAGTTTAACGGCAATCAGTTCCACGTTTACATGGTGAAGGTCCAGAACCAGCCAGTAGACGGGTGGATGCAGATCCTAAAGAAGCCGGGCAACGCAGTGAATAAAGGCGATTACCTGTACGGCGACGTGATCAAGAACCAGTGGGGTAAGGCACAATTTAAGAAGGCGCAGAAGCCGTTTGGCCACCAAGCACCCCAGCAACAGTCAACAACTGACGACGCAAAGTATAAGGCGCTAGAAGATCGTGTAACGGCATTGGAGGCTAAGTTTGATAACCTCGCCCGGTTTCAAGGCAATGTCGCCAACGACCCGGGAGAAAGTGCTCCAGACCTTACAAACCTTGATTACTAGTTAAGATGATAGATTACCAGAAAATTATTCAGAACATTATGTTCATCAATGAAAAGTTTTCTGATGCACAATGGGTTAAAGCGCAAGGGGCGGATGTACTTAGTTACACCGCCCTTAAGCTTTCTGCGATGAAAGGCTACCTCGGCGAGTTTAAAGAGGAGGCGTTGAGAGGCCTCCTTAAAGCAGAGCGCGAGATGGAGCGGGAGAAGGCACTTGCATTTCAGCGGGCTAAAGAGACAATGGCTATAGGCGCAGCATCAGAAGTCAAGCACTCAGATGAACAATATATTAAAGCTAAAGAGAAATACGCGGAGGCACGAGTACTATATGAGCGACTCAAGTCAATCTCAGCGGACACGCACGACCTCATCGACGCGATCAAAGGCCGCACGATCGAGCTACAGTCGCAGAGGAAGGCCGAAGGTTAAGTCACAGTTCGTACCGGCCAGTAAAGAGGATTCACCGGCTGCGCTAGCTTTCCAGAAGTGGGGCAGGATGAAAGGTGCACGGCTAAGAGGAGTACTAGCCCACGCTCGTGGTAAGGCTCATACATTCGACCGAGAGGCGAGCCTCAAGGGTAATAGGGCGTCAGTGGCTAATAGAGAGAAGCGCAAGAGGGCAGAGCTAGAAAAGCAACAATCGATAGATAGGATGTTAGATGATATCTTACAGGATTAATGGTAATCTCGCTAAGCTTAATGAACATGATAACGCCAATCGGGTAAACAGGTTTGCAGGCGCGGCGCTTAAGAAAAGGATGAATGAGTTGGTAGCCTCACAGGTTGAAGGTCAACCAGTAATAGAGAAGCCTTGTAAAATTAAGTTTACTTGGTACTACTCGGGTAAGCATGACTTTGACAACATTAGGTTTGGCTGCAAGTATGTACTAGATGGCATGCAACACGCCGGCGTACTACCTAACGATAACCAGTCATGGGTTAAAGGTTTTGATGGGGATGATTTCATTAAGGTAGACAAAGGACGGGAGGGTGTACTTGTCGAAGTTAGATACGTTTAACCCTGATAATTATACGGATAGCGAGTCGGCCTGGCTCGCTTTTCGTCGTTATTGGCTAGAAGATAATCCACCACTTGATAATGGCTGTTACTTATGTGGTATATGCAATAAGTTTGTCCCATTGAATGAAGTCACATTAGATCATATACAGCCCCGCGAGGCGTCTAATATGTTCGATCCTAGTAATATACAGCCAGCCCATGGTGGCTGCAACTATCGTAAGGGTAGCAAGAGATGGAAGCCGCTCGTATCGCAGGGAACGCGGGACTTCTTACAAGCTTTATCTGATATGTAGATGTTGTAAATTCTACGCTAGACAATCAGAACCGGTTGGTGTAGTATACTAACTAGGAAGGAGAAATGATATATGAGTAAGATCGGACAGAAGGTAGTTGAGCTTTTAGAGAAGGGCTACACCATGGACGAGATCGCGGAATACCAGGGCGCTGAGCAATAGAGAAGCGCGTGGGATGATCCTTCAAAGAACTTAAATAGGAGGTTATATTAGTAAAAACCTAGTAACGAAAGCGAAAAAGTATGCTTTACCGGCTGCTATACTCGCGCTGGTCGTGTTGAACATTATCGCACTTAACGCGAACCATAATGTAAAACAAGACCTAGTCCGCCAGGAGGCAAAGACTAATACAACGAAAAATGCCCTGAGAGCACGCTCAGAGGTCGTAGAATCGCTCAAAAAAGAGAAGACGACCATTGAGTCATCTTTGCGCGAAACAAGGCAAAATGCCGAGAACCTTACAAAGGAAAACCAAAGTTTAAAAGTCAGCTTGCAGAATAAGCGAGAGGCAAAAGCCGCCGAAGAGAAGAAAGCCCAAGAGGCTAAAGCTCAGCAGGTAGCTCAAGCTAAAGAAACTGCAACAAAGACCATCGCGCAACCCGTTGTACAAACGGCGAGCGCCCCGGCTGGATGTCAGGCCATTAGTTCGATCTTGCTTGCTAATGGTATCTCACAAGCCGATTTACCTTACGCGTTAAACATTGCGCAAAAGGAATCAAGCTGCAACCCTAACGCGGTAAACCCTAATGGTGGTGCGTGTGCCTACTTCCAGGAATTGCCTTGTGGTAAGTGGGGTGGCACAGGCAATATTGCCGGCCATATCCGAGGGGCAGATGCTTACGCTAAGGGCCGTTATGGCGGTTGGGCACAAGCCTGGGCCGCGTGGCAAGCTAAGCGTTGGTGGTAAGCCTTCGGCTTACGCTCAAGACGTAACTTGAGGTAGGATAAAAGCAGGTGCTAGTCGGTGAGCTAGTTAAATGTCAAGAAAGACGCAGCCTACCGAGGCTTTGGCTCATAACCTTGGGTCTCGGCTATTTAATACCCTAGGGCGGCACGCATTTGTGCCTACGTTATCCCCGCGGTTAAGGTGGGTGGCCGTCTACAGCTCCGGCACAATAATAGAGCTGTTCAAGTCCAAATGCTAGCCTAAAGCTGGCGGGGATATAAAGGAAGGAGAGAGTTAATGAATATACCCGTAATGGAGTATGAGCCTGCCGATAAGGCGGAGATTTGGCTAGTTAATAGCCGACTATCAAGTATAGAGCTGGAGGAACTTTGTGCAGAATTTGACGAAGATTAGCCAACAAGAGTTTGATCCGCTGCCCAAGATCCTTATCTACGATCTAGAAGTAAGCGCGACCCTTGGATGGACGTACGGCCTATGGAAAACAAACGTCTTAAAGGTTGAGCGAGATCCTGAGATTATGTGCTTCTCTTATCAGTGGTTTGGCGAGAAGGATATCCACCATGTAAGCCAACGTGACATGAGCGAGAAGAAGGTGGTTAAAAAGCTTTGGGAGTTGTTCGATGAGGCGGACATTCTCGTAGCCCATAACGGCCGGCGGTTCGATCAGAAGGTTAGCAACGCAATGTTTATTCGCCATCACCTTACGCCGCCTAGCCCGTATAAAACAGTAGATACACTACAAGTTGCGCGGTCAGTCGCACGCTTTAATAGTAATAGTCTCGACAGTCTGGGCAAGCTACTACTAGGCGAAGGCAAAACAGGGTCTACTTATGCAGATGTTTGGTACGATTGCCTTATCAAGAACGACAAAAAGGCATGGGCTACGATGGAGAAGTACAACAACAAGGATGTTGAAGTGCTCGCCGGTCTGTACGCTGAGCTGCGCCCATGGATCCATAACCATCCCAACATTGGCGACCATACAGGTATTGACGGTATCTGCCCTAAATGTGGTAGTGATAACATTCGCAAAGATGGCAGCTATCGTAAGCGTTCAGGCCGCGTACAGCGTTACAAGTGCCTACATTGCGGCGGCTGGTCAAGCGAGGCTAGCGTAAAGAAGGAGGGTAGATTGGTCAATGTATAGCAATAGAGACGCTCCTTTAAGCCGAGATGTTGAGTGTTATGTTTGCGGCGAGATGGAGCTAACGGATCGGGATTTCTTGCCGCCTAACTGGATTATAAGCTGGGACTATGACTGGACTATTTGTCCTACCTGTCTTGCTAAGATAGAGAAGCAGCTAGGCTATGAGCTAGACTACTTTATGAAGGGCGCAGAGCCTGATCCGATGGAGCAATTTAAACAGGAGGATTTCTTCTTATGATACGAACATTAATTGAATATGTACGCGTTATTCTCGCATTCCCTGTTGCAGTATTGGCGCTTCTCGCTTACGGGGTGATGGTTACACTAGCAATTGTCGCTGTCCTTATCGGCGGCGAACCATATGAGCAAGCAGTAGCAGATGCGAAGGAGACACTATGACAAATATTGACGATGTAACAGCTGAGCGTGGTAAACGTTACGGAGACTATCAGGGCCATGCCGAGGTTAGTCAAGCTATTAAGGCTATTCTATACGGTGCGCTACAACGCAACGGTAATGTCGATGTTAGTGGGCTTGACGATGATATCAAGGAGACACTAGAGATGATTGCCCATAAGCTTGGCCGCATCGTTAACGGTGATCCTTATTACGCGGACAGCTATATCGATATTGCAGGATACGCCAAACTAGTAGGAGATCGATTGAATGACCTATAAACAAGACCTAACCAAGCGCCTAGAAGAGGCTGGCACCTTAGAGGAAAAGCTCAAGATTATTGAGGAGGCGCAGCAACATTTTGAAACTAACAATAAAGAACGACGCGTAGTGAACGGCGAGATTGTCGACCCCGCCGAACTACTGGGGTGCTCAGGATGTCAATAGTATGGAAACTGTATTAATCGATTATCGAACAACAACTAACCCGGCGGTTGAACATATCGCGGCAATGTTGATGGCGCATGACTACCGGGTGTCTGTATATAACGTAGATGACGACCCAGACGGTAGTGTTATTAAAGACCTAGACGAGCGTGGCTTCCCGTACGATGAGGTACGCCAACACTACGGCGAAGATCCTATCGATTACTGGGCGAGGGAAGTACCTAAAGAGGGCGATCTTAAGTACGCTATTGTTGATAACTTTAATGACGCAGACAAGTTCGCCTGTCCAACCTTGGTGGTAGGCTATGACAATAATTAAATATTTAAGTGATGAACGCATACTGGAGATTGCAGATGAATATTTTGAAAAACGTAATCGACAAGGCGCTGAAGAATAGGATTAAAAACCTTGAAATCGACAACGCCAAGCTAGTTGAGCAACTCAAGTGGTGCAAAGCCCGAGTCGAAGTGCTCGAGGAGTCAAACGCTGATTCGGTTGAACTTGCCCGCCAACATGTACTACTCTCTAATAAAGAGCAACTACTTATCGCAGAGCGCAAAGCACTGGATGAGTACCAGAAGCACTTGCTTGACCTCGCTATCTTTAAAAGAGATGCCAAATAAAGAAAAGCCCCCAATAGCTGGGGGCTTTTTCTATTTGTTGCTAGCCTTAGCTGCGACAGTAACGATACCTGCCGATTGCAGACCAAGTGCGATACCACTATAGATATCGAGACCTTGAAAGCCAAGATACCCAGCAGCTGCGCCGGTGGCAACTGCGAGGATGAGCTTACCAAGCCCACCCCATTCTTTCTTATTCAGCATGTCAAATGCCTTAACAATTGCGGGGATAATAAATAGGTTCAATGCTTCCATGATTAGTCCTTCTTAAAAATACCTTTAAAGGCCTCTAGGAGGCGCTGTAAGAGGTTTCTAATATCTTTTAGTATAGTTGTACTATCTTCGTCTTTAGGCTGCTCAGAGGGGTTCTCAGAGGGCTCTACGCGCGTTTCTGGCTCAACCCCTGGCTCGGGTGCAGGCTCAGAGATTGCGGCGCGGTCTTCAACGTGTTGAATTTCAGGAGTCGGCGTCTCTTTAATACGTTGCAACTCTTTGTATTCATCACTTTGCCGTAGGTCATCTGCTACCATCTGCCAGTTCCAGCCATTGCGGATTTGATTACGGTAGTGTTCAATGCCACCCTCGTCTGCATCGCGCTCTAGTACTTCCCGGTAAAGGCGTTTGATCTCTTCAGTCTCGCTATCGTAGGCTGCCTGAAGTTCGCGAGCTTTAGCCTTAGCCTCTTCTACGCGCCGGGCCTGTACTTGTTGCCCTTCAGCTGAGGCGAGGAGATCTTGCTTAATTTGCTCCCAATTCCACCCCGTATCAATCTGCTTAAGATAGTGAGCAATAGCACCCTCGTCAACGTTACGATCAAGGATTTGGCGGTACAAACCATTAAGGAAATTAATCTCATCGCTACGATCGCGCTGGGCTACAATATTCTCCACGTAAGTACGGACACGATAGATGTTGTAACCACCTACTCGCCAACCCGCGTTTAGTGGATCAACGTCAGCGGCGTATACAATACCAGCGCCGAAGTTAGCAGTGCGTTGGCCACTAGCGCTTACATTCTCTTCGAATACTGTACCGTCACCCATGTATATCCCGATATGGCCGTAACCACCACCATCGTAAGGCCAGACAAGGATATCGCCCCGTTTGAGGTCGCCTACTTGATCAGCCAAACCTTCCGCTACGAGCGCGTTGCCGAAGTCCTTAGCGTGGCCACGTGCTTGGAAAGGTGCTGGCACCTTTTCACACATCTCAGCCAAAAACCACTTAATGAGGCTCACGCATTGCCCGGTTAAATAGCCTTGGCTATTGTCTGATTCTCCAGCCGGGAAGAAGATCCCGATACGCTGGCTTGCCCAATCTTGAGCATTAGCTGCTAGTGCCATTCATTCTCCTAAATGTTAATACAGCTGCTTTAGCTGCGTTATTAATATCGCTAGATGTTAATACAGGTCGAGTCACCAGCTATCTTGTACATGCGCCTATAGGCCGAGTCTTGCTCGGTCTCATACTTCCAGGCCACCCAAGATGTTTGATTACCCGAGTTATCTTTTATATTTACACAGTTAAGTGTAGGGCTCTTACCGTCCGCGCCGTTTTGGCCGTTCACTCCATTAGTGCCGTTCGCGCCGTCAACTCCAGCTGCGCCGGTGTCACCCTTACACTTACCACTTGCACAGTACTTAGCAACAGCTAATGCGACTTGATCATCGCTCGCGCTCTTGCCATCTGCACCTTTACATTTACTACCATCGCAGTAACTAGCTACTGCCGTCATCACTTGGGCACTGGTGGGGGATTCGGAGCATCTATTAGTTGAACAGTAAGCTTTAACTGCTACTTGTATCTCACTATTTGAGGGGGTTCTCCCATCCCTACCGTTAGACCCTAGTACTTGGCCGACATTGCGGGACTCGCCGCTTGAGTAATAGACGACGAGGTCACCGTTTTTGTCAACCTGGGCATTAGTAATACTAGTTACTGGTTTTTCTACTTTTGTTCCACCCGAGATAGTCACCGATTGGCCCGGCTGGAGGGTCAAACTTTTAAAGAGAGTATAGCCACTGAAGACTAAACTAAGTACCATCATTAAAGACAATATCTTTAACAGTTTATCTCGTTGAATCCAGCTTATTGTCGCTTTAACAATGGTCATCTCAGCAACCCTCCGCTCCCGCGGCTGAGCAGGGCAATGAGTATCGGTATAAACGACGTGATCACTGCACCTACTACTAGGCGGAATAGCCAACGGTTTCTATCTCTTGCTTCGGCTGCGTCATCTTCTAGGTCTTTTACTCGGGCCTCAATGTCTTTTTTGTATAGGTCGAGCGCGTAGACCGGGACATATGTCGCAGCTTTGCGGGTTTCGTGGAGGTCTATAGCCTGCTGAATGGCTTCTTTGACCTCCCACCGGTTCATTGTTTCATTTTCTGCCACAATTCTACCATCCAGACTTTTGCTTATGTTTTTGTTTAGAGGACTTGACGACTCGGTTTAACTGTATTTCGCGCTGGGCTGCAGCCTTTCGTTGTTCGCTCGTCAACTCAAAGCCGTCGTAAGCCCCCTTCACCTTGCTATTATACTCGTTGATAATAGACTGGGCTCTGTTACGGTTACCTTCCTGGAGCGCCTGTTTAGCGTTGTCGTAAGCTTCTTTACGGCTAGGTATCTTATTGGTGCGCTGGAAGTACTCGGTAGCCTGTTCGCGGGCCTTTGACGAGCCTAAGCTCTCAATCTTTTGTTGCTGAGTTTCCTTAACCGCGCTAAAGCTACCCTCTTTGAGCCATTTCTGGCCGTTCTCAGTAGTGTACTTACCGAGAATTGCCGCTTTAAGAGCGTTGCCCTGGTCTTGGTTTTGTACAAAGCGGGTATTGCCTTTATCGTTTTTTACGACACCTTCCTCTACCGATTTGATACCTTCAGTCGTACGCTTAGCCTGGGTGCCTGCCGGGACGATAAGTTGCCAGTTCTTGTCCCAAAACTCTTTGATGCCTTCGCCTTTGTCTTTTTTGGCTAGTGCGCCGAGAAGTCCCGGGTTTTTATTGCCATCGCCGAATAGGAGAGTCATTGCAGGTGAGCGGCGGAATTTGTTCTTCTGGTCTCGCTCAAAGCCTTTCTCGTCCTTGCCTTCAATATTTGTCCAGGCCTGGATTTGGTCGTAGAATGGGATATGGTCGGTTTCCTTCATACCGATGAATTGGCCGAGGGTCGCCTGCACGCCCCATGCGGTAGCGCCCATTGCGACAAGTTTGCCCATATCATTAGCGGCTAGTCGGTAGTTGCCGTTCTTTACATCCTTAATAGGCTTGAGGCCCATACGAATAAGAAAACCAGCTTGTTTACCGTCAAATGTTGCTAGCTGGGTAAGAGTGCGCATACCTGGCCCGTTAAAGGCTGCAGGCGCATCTACCTTACTAGTGATAAACTGAGTATCAACTGTCGCTTTAGTGCCGTACTCCATTGCTTTCTTTTGCACGAAGTCTTGGGCTGCTTGACCAGTCAAGCCGGCCTCGTTCGCCCATCGCTCCCACTTAGCGCCGTTGAGTTTGAGACCCTTAGCCTTAGCGCCGGCGTAGGCTTGGGCGCGCATAATGTTGTCCATCGTAGACACCATTGACATGAGCCCATCAGATACCTTGTCAAACGCTTTACCTGCCTTACTTTGAGTTAACCCTTTAAGGTCTTTAAGGCCAGTGCCCTCATCAAGCACGCCGGAGAGCTTAAGCTCCTTGCGGCCCTCTTTGCTTGCGAGCATCCGTGCACCATTCACCATACCGACACCTGCCCATTTAGGGTTGAGGTTACCGACCGTAGCGATCTCCTGGGTCATCTGGCGGAGTGCAGTAAGCGGAGACAAGCCAAGCGTAGCCATTGCGTTAACAGCCCGGATAGCACCAGTCGATTTCTTAAACGCGTTATGGCCAAACTGAGAGTCGAAAGCTTTCTCAATATTGCTTTGATTCTTACCCTTAATCTGGTTGATGTAGTTATCAAGAAAACCGGCATAGGCTTCAAAGTTCTTATGCTCTGCTGATGCTAGTTTGAGCTGAGTGCTTACGCTCTCGATCTTACGAAGTGATGGCTCGATGTTCTTAGCTCGGTTAATGCCGTCAAAGTAAGTAGACAAGACATTCCAGACGTCTTTACTATACTCTTCGCCGCCTTTCTTACGAGACTTAAGCGAGCCGATACCAAGCTCGCCCTTAGCCAGTTGATTCTCGTCAAAGAGGTTAGCTAAGCCTTTAGGGTCATTGTCTCTCATATGAGGGAAGTAAAACTCACTAACTGTACCGTAGCCGTTCTCTTTAAGCCAAGGTTTCACCTCATCTAGCATGCCGCGGATTTCTTTCGCCGCTTTCTCGTGGCCTGGTACGTTTAAGCGTTCAACTTTGCCCTCGAGGTAGTCTACGATATTGTCAAGTACCTCAGGTTTCTTGCCGTCTGAACCAAGTGCTTTTTTGATGTCGCCTAGTCGCTTAGCAATCTCTTCACCTTCAACAGCTGCACGGCCTGTACCGTTTACTAGTTCACTAAACAGTCCGGCGCTTTCGGTATTCAGACCACCCTTATCAAACAGGACACTTGGGGATGTTACACGAGCTAAGGCCATCTGAGTGTCGGAGATCTTACTAATACTTTCCTTGGCATGTTCGATATCCTCAACATTTAGGGTGTTAGCCAACTCTTTACGGAGAGTGTCACCATCACGCTCTAGCGCAATCTTTAACTCGTCTGGGTTTTGAGCTTTCGAGACCTCCTGCAGGGCGTAGGTAGTCTTGCCGTCGTATTTCTTAGCCTCTGCAAGGTTTTGCTCAGCCAATTGGCGGTGTTCAGCTAGCTTAGCTTCATCTACTTGGCGGAAGGTCTTTGGATCGCTATGGATCAACTCATTAGTGTCTGCCACGATCTCTTGAGCCCGCTCATCTACCCGCTGCTTCATCGCATTAAGTTCTTGCACTTGAGGGAGGTCACGTGCGCGAGTCTCCTCTAGTTCTTGCAAGTCCTTGGTGTACTGCTCATCTAGACGTTGGCGCTCAATCTCTTGACGTGGGCCAGGCATATCATTAACAGCTGCGAGTCGCTCCTTATAGGCTGCGTCCATCTGAGCATGCGCCTGGTTGTAAGTGTTGTCGTTCATCAAGTTTTCGAGCTTAGCGTCGATCTCGCGTCCCATGTCGGCTGCTTGCACAGCTGCGTTGCGCACCTCTTTCGGCATTTGCTCGTCACCCAGGATCTGGCCGATAGACTCTACGTCGTGGCGTACCTTATAGAAAGTGTCAGGCAGAATATCAGTAGCGCCTTCGTCTAACCTCTTGAGATACTCCTCAGCGCCTTTGCTATCGTTAGGTAGGCCGTTGTTTTCGAAGTCTTTACGAGCTTGGGCTAATTTCTCATCTACTTGCTTGCGAAATTCAGGGTCTGCCTCATAAGCCATCTTCTCTTGCTCGGTAAGGCCCTTAGGGGTCTCACCCGGCTTGAGATCTTGATTAAGTCTAGCGATCTCTTCAGGGCTCTTTGGCCCATTCACCTCGTCGTTGATGTCATCTAGTGGGTTACGTTCACGATTAAGTGATTCAGCTTCGCGCTGGGCTTTTAGCTCTTCTGATTGTCGGCGGTATAGCTCAGCGTTGATCTCTTTATTTTGAGGGTCTAGCGCACTAGCTTTATTTAGCTCTTCGTTGCTGAGACTTGCGTATCGACTCTCTGGCTGTATCGTAGATGCCTCTGTACTGCGTAACGCGCCATCTGTAGATGCCTCTGTAAGCTCACTAGAGCCGTTCTGAGCGGCTTTAGGCTCTGAGTTGATATCTAACCCATCTTCGCTAGTTTTAGCGTTTGTAGGGGCTTCTACAGCGTCATCGGCGTTACGTACATTAGGATCCTCTACGCCCTTGCCGCGGAGTTTACCAATGCCGTAACCGAGGCCTTCGAGACTACCCTGGAATATTGCGCCAGTCGCTGCTTGCTCTCCGGCTTTTTGCCAGGCCTTATTAATGTCACCTGTCTTGCCGTATTCCTGTAAGAAGCCTTGAGCAGCGTTTGCGCCACCTTGAGCGGCTACCTCTTTAGCGATTTGGCCAGCTAATGCCTTGCCTGTAAGCTCAGCGCCGTCTACAGCCAGACGAGTAGGGTTGAGAAAGCCAGTAGCGGTACTAGCTGCATCAAGAGCGTCGCCAGTAATGGTCGCCCAATCTCGAGCGTCACCCTTACCTTGGCCAATGCGATCGCCAGCTTCCTTAGCTTTAGTGGTATCTTCAATGTTCTTACCGGTAATATCCTTTTGGTCGCGTATCCATTTACGGGCACTTTCCGCAGAGTCCATAATAGCCTTACCGGCTTTTGCATTGGTGTCTTGGTCGAATGCGTTCACAAGCTGGTTAGAGGCAAGAGCTGCAGCTTCTCCGGTGTCAACTACTGCACTAGCGAGTTTACCTGCGCCTTGCTGAATGCCTGCGCCTACGCCTTTAGCTGTATCGCCAAGCCATTTAAGGCCGTTACCAAGCCAATCGTTTTTCTTCTTTTCCTCTTCCTCTTTCTTTTTCTTCTCTTCTTCTTGGCGCTTCTGTTCCTGTTGTTGCTTTTGCTCCTCTTCGTAGGTTAGCGAGCTATCGGGGTTCCAGCCATTGTCGTAGCGGTTACCTTCTTCATCGGCGCGAACTTGGCTCCATCGGCCGCCGTATATTTGCTTCCATTCGTCTTCGGTCATTTATTTCTCCTCTCTTATCCGTAGTAATATGCTTTCCATGCGTCACCGCCGCGTTGGTTCTGGGGCACATATTTCCAGAAGTCAGTTGCAAATTGGCTTGTATTGCCGCCTGCACTTCGGTAGGCGTCGCGGGCTAGCTGGAATATCGCAGGACTGATTGCTCGGCCGCTTTGGATAGCGCCTGCAATAATACCCTGGGCTGCTGCATTTGGGTTGATAGCACGGCTTCCACCTCCGCCGCCACCCCGTGCATAACTTACGCGGCCGCCCCCGCCTCCTCCGCCACCTGAGTAGCGAGCCGCACTTGCAGCTGCCGCCTGGGCGCGGTTAAGGGCATTTTGACTAGCCGTAAACGCTTGAGTAGCTTCACGTTCACTGCGCTGGAAGTTCCGGTTCTTCTCATTCTCGCCTGCGGTAAACTCCTGCCCTGCAATCATCTGATTCCAGTTGTTAAGGTCTGATTGTTGACGGTCTACACGTCCTAGGGCATTTGTGCGTAGCTCCTTGTCTAGGTCGGCCAATCGCCCTTGGAGTTGTAGGCCTTCGTCGTTTTGTTGAAAGTCGGCTTGCATCAAAGCGGGGAGTGTTTTCTCGGCTTCATAGCGGGCCTGCTCATGGGCGGGGATACCGCTAAAGGCTAAACCTCTACCTGTTGCCTGGTTGTTGATCGCGTTGTAGGCATTACCGCGGGCTGCATAAATACCGGCACGTTGGGCGTCATACTTTTGCCCTAGGTTGCCGATTTGTTGATTGATGACATTGCGCGACCCTTCGTAAGCGGGGTTTAAGTCACCGATCGACTCTTGGATTGTTTGAACTTTAGGCGCTGTTGCCATCGTCTATCTCCATTAACTAATATTGTTCTGATACTCGTAAATGCGAAACATTAAGTACCCTGAATCTATCCCAGTAGGTTGGCCATATGACGAGTTGTCGACCTCTACTATCGGGGTTATTTTATCATGAGTAATCTCTAGAAAGCCTAAGAAGTTTAAGCCTCCGTTCATACCAGCTCCGCGAGCCTGCCACCTTGTGTTGATAGAGTGGCGAGTAAGGTAGTCATAAGCCTGGCGCGTACCTGGGATGTCGAACGACTCTCCACGGATTCGCCACTTTGTTCTAGCCGGAGCTACACCTTGCACCCGTATCTGAGTCTCTATTACACGAGGCAAACAAAAGGCAAACTTATCTGAGTGAAATACCCATGGATGATCTGTTTTTACCGGGATAAGCTGTAAATCATACTGGAGGAACTCACCATGTACTGCCGCTTGCTCCATTGTTGCATTCAGCTTAATAGTGTTTGCGCCATGATCATAGGTTGTATAGAGCGATATTGGGCCGGCAGATGAATCTACCAAGCCTCGTACGCCCCTAAACACATAAGTGCCACGAACTAGATATTTACCAGTTAGTCCAGACGGTATCTCAAGTATTGAGACGTTACTACCCGGTGTCATATTCATTGTGCCAGTTAATCGTTTAGCGATAATCTCGCACTTACCAGTTGATCTAAACAGGAAGTTTTTATCTCGATGATATATCCTATAATGCACTGTACCCTTAAAGCGAGCGCCGCCGAACTGAGGGGCTTTAGCAAACCAAAGCTTCCCGTTCTCGGCGAATACGTTGAATTGGTCGTAGGGTGAGCGCCCATATATCCAGGGTTGGTTCGGATACTCTAGCCACGCACTAAAGTAATCGCCGTCTTCTATATCGTCAAGCGCGGTGGTTGTAGGCAGGCTAACATCAAGTTCTTTGCTACCTTCTTTAAAGTTGGTCGGATACCAGAAATCGCTATGGAATATAAAGTTATCCGGGTTGATCATCGTACTGTAGTCTCCTCTACAACATCTTTACCGGGAATAGTGATGGCGATAATGTCATGATCCCCATTAACGGGGCGGCCGATTAGAAGTCGGCGCGTCCCCGCTGAGTCCTTACTTGTCTTAGTTCGCGATTCGTTTTGGAGCTGTTCAAAGTTCTTATTAATCGTATTGACTAATGTCGCATCATCCATTCCGGGCGTTAGCTGAATAAGGGACAACATTACAGCTTCTCCGTTACCTGGACGTGCACCTCACCATCAAATGAGAGATTCCAGGGGAAGATGTTACCGCCTGAGATAAAGATCTTACCATCACGCTTCTCGCCGTTTACTACTAGGTGGCCCGAGTAATGGCCGAAGTAAGTACAAGTAACGATAATGTTGTCAATTGTGCGTCCTACTGGTGCGGGGAAGCTCCCAAGCCCTGCGCGGCGACCGCTAGCCTCAATGAGCAAGCCGACATGTCCTGGGCCGTTATGGTCGTTCTGAGTACCAGTGACAGGGACGGTGCGGCTATATGTCTTAATGCCGCCCATGTCGGTTACCGTCCAGCCGTTATCGTCAATGTATTGGCGGAGGGCTAGCTTATCTTTGGTAATTGAATTGTCGGCGATCTTCTCACGAGTCACTGCCGAGTTTTTGAGGTTAGCGGCATCAATGTTACCGTTAAACTCATTGTAGATAGTACCAAAACGGTTGTTGAGGTCGTTTGCTACAGCCTCGGTACCATCTTGTAATTGTGAATAACTAATTAATCCCATTTATAACCTCTTTGCTTTATAACTAAATTGTGCGCCAACAAAGGCCACTCGGTTTTCTACACCGTTGCGGAATACGCGTAGCTGCCAGTATCGTGCGTAACCTGAGTAGCTTTGTCGCTTTGGCTTAAACGATTTACTACCACCGTAGAGTGTGCCATCACCCCACTTAAATTGTCCCCACCTTGCACCATTAACGGACAATACTTGTTCTTTAATCTTTGGCGCATCGGCGAAGTCTTTGTCCATTGCGAGCCCCACTTTAAACGTAGAGCCAACGCCCTGGAAGATCGGATAGAAACGCTTGAGACGCTTACGCTGCATTGGGCTGCCCATACTGTCGTACCTGAATCGGTATTCAAAGTCGATTGGCGCGCCCATGTCATGGTAAGTCTGAACTTCAGCGTAGTAGCTCATCCCCACGTAAGAGTTGAATACTGCGAGCTGTCCGCGGTCGTCTGCATCATCGTAGTAGATTGCGCGGTCCCCGTAGATGCCTGTATCGTATTCAACATCCTTTAATGGCTTATTGTAGATAATACAGGTATCGTTAACAGTTGAACCACTAGAGGCCAAGTAAAAGCGTATCTCATCCTTGTACTTGGTGGCGTCTATCTCGGTGATGCGCGGGCATCCATCAATTAATGGAGTAATAGCATCTGAGATACGAACGTCGCTTGAGCCATTAAACATAAACAGCCCGGCGTCGCCTACAAAGTAGATTGCATTCTCATCTTGGACTACTCCGCGCCGTGCAATAGCGCCCTTAAAGCCGGTAGATTGCCGCATATTGAATGAGGCTTCATCATATCCGCTAATGATATATTTACCATCTTGAGTAAAGACAACCAAGTTATCCTGGAATGAACAGAGCTTAACCACTGGCGAACCGTTAAATGGCCGCGGGATAGTAAAGACACTTGTACTCCGCCATTCGTTGTACCATTGCTCACTAGGTTTAGTTGGTGTCTTACCGGTTGCATCCCATGCCGGGTTGCCGGGAGCTTCCGAGAACCTAATCGTATTAGGCAGGCCAGCTACAACACCCCACATACGGTCTTTATGGAACATCACCTCGCGTAATACGGGCAGTTCAGTATCTACGATGCGACCTACACCGGTGTCGATAATCTCTATATCATCTATCCAGAAATCTTCACCAGTTGAGACAAACTCAAGGCTTGTGACATCTAGCTCGGGCCAGTAGTAAAACTCGTGGTTATCCCATGAGGTTGTCATCTGCTTCTGGTAGCCTGCAATTGGGTGGAGCTGAGTATTGACGCTTACGAATACCTGAGACGTACCAGCCGCACTAACGGACGAGAATTTAATCTTATACCGCTTGCCCTTAGTAAGTTGAATATCACTCTTAGTGTAGCGTTGTCCACCGCCTGTAATCTTGAGCGATGCGGGAGCTGATTTATACACTGTCGTATCCCGCGTTACACTGCCCTGCCACCGCACGGTCGGGAGGCTAAAGTCGCCGTTATCTACAATGTTAGTGCGATCTTGAGGTGGCGTGCCATCCCAGTAGCGTAGTTCATCATGGCCATTAACCCAAAACATCTTACCATCACCATTGGCAAAGCTATATTCGCTAGCTTCTGATGATAGACCACTCATGATCTCGCGCCATTTACCGGCTGCCTCATCTGCATAATAGAGTGTATTGTCATATACTACTACAGTACGGTTGTTGCGGTTGTCTAGGTTAAATCGATATGCGCCTTTAAGCTTTTTCTCAGGTGCTGTAAATAGCCTATAACGTAGCATCTTACCAGTAATGGGAGTATTCACTGTCCAGGCCGCAGGAGTCCATCGAGCCTCGGGTGTACTGTTTACTAGGCCAATCTCATAATACTTTAGTGAATCATCTTGAGGCTTAATGGCGATCCAGTATTTCTTGCCGGTCTTAATCTTTGGCGGGTTAATAAAACGACAAGTAACCCAATCGCCACTATCGCTAATGTCTCCGTTAAGGAATGAGCTTACTGATAGGCGGTTACCAGGTAGGCCAGCTGCGTCCTCTAGGATTTCTACTAGTATCGGGCCAGTAGCACCGCCGGGGTTTTTAATGTCAATATCAAGGCGAGTAATACGTTGATCTACATTAGCAGTAAACGGTTGCAAAAGAAAAGCGTTGTCTCTATTTATCTTGAACCGCTGAGTAACAGCAGCTGCATTGCCAAGTGATTGTGCCTCACCTAAGGGATCCATATGCAAAGAATGGCCGCGCCTAGTTGACACGGCCACGCGGCGGGAATCCTTTTGTTGGGCTTGGAGGCGAAAGTTCTTACTAAAAGGACTCTTGCCCTCCTGGAGAAGGTCGACTGGCGTAACAAGGTCGATACCTCCTAGATTTAGCTGGGTAGCAATTTTAACTTGCTGCGCCATTCATCCTCCTATATTTGTAAATTACGCATCTTAATAGGGCCAAAAGCATCGCGCACGCCAAAGCGAGTAACCATCTCTTGTAGTTGAGCTTGGTACTGGTTCTCTACTTGAGTGGATAGATCCATATCTTCGTTACGGTCATGTACGCGACGGAGTGCGCCAAGAATAAGTAACTCGGTAAACTCTTCGGGAATATCGGACTTATCAGTATCTTGGGCCATTGTATTCGGCGTCTTATAATAATACGTATATAGTTTGTATTCTTTATCGGTTGGGGCGTCTAATAGAATATTGCCGGCGTATTCAGTCCAGTAGTAGGGCGCATGCGGTGTATTGTTCATTGCATCTGCGAATCTTATGAAGAAGTCGCGGTATTCAAGCTTCATTTGAAAGAAGTTTTGCACTCCGCTCATTGCGTGCATCTCTACCCTACTAACATCATCAGGCAGCTTAATGATAGACGTACCAGCGGGCACATCACCAATAAAGATCTTTTCCATAAATGGCAGTTCAAATTGGTTGAATATATCCCGCTGGGCGTCATTCAAAAAGTTGTCGATGATTTCTGGCTCGTAATCTTCATCATCCAGCTTATCTATCATCACCCGCTTACGTAAATCGGCGAGCGTCATTTACACTCCTTATAGGCCAGTAGGAATAAGAACGGTTGGGACAACGTATAGAGCGGTAGCTTTTGCGTTGAGGGTCACGTTTCCACCCGGATCAACCTTGATATACGAACCATCGTGCGACAGCTCATTGCCTATATTCTTAAGCATTGGGGCTACAGTTGTCTGAATACCATCGCGATATGGGGTCGGAATGTTGAATACGACATTGTTGCCCTGATTGAGGGTCGGTGTCTGGCTGTATGGGCCGTCTGGCTTCAACAAGAGCATCCCGTTATACCGGCGGTACAGCCACTTACCCTTAGAGGTGGCCTGTTCCACCCAAGCACCATCACTCTCGCCGAGCTTAGGCACGTTAGCGCCTCCGGCTGAGCTGGTAGCCTCTACGGTGTATGCGCCACCGCTAGGTATGAGTGCCAACCCAAGACTCCCCTCCGGGAGCGATTCCCAGGTGGCTGTCGGGCTGAAGCGGCTTAATGAATTTGACATTTTAAATCCTTCCTATTTAATCACTATTTGCTTGTATCTGTTTGTCTTTAGTTCGATACTATCGATCTTGCCCGTTTCTATTGTGTCAGGGCGGTATCGGTCAATGTTTAACGTTTCACCTTCGTACGCTTTTATTCCTACGTAGTCAGGCTTGTATTGTTTGTATTCAATGTTGTATACACTTGGGTCTAATAGGTTATTAGTCCTCGTTATTGTTAGCCGCGCAGAGACTGGCGCTGGTTTCAGCTCCAGTACTTCGGGCTTCGGTATAAATATAACACTCGGACTACTAATGCCGACCCTTAGATTTACCCCCTCAGGCTGTATGAGAGCCGCTGTATGTGCCCTTAAGGTCGGAGATGATATATTTATCCTCTCAGTAATCCTAGACCCTTGCAGGGCATATACAGGGCCTGTATGGGACAATGTAGGCGGTCTAATGGTTAGACGTTCTACGACTTGAACGGGGCGTAATTCACCTGGTTTGGGCGGTATATAGGTGAGTGTTGGCTGCTTTTTAAATACAAGATGCACCCAACCGCGAGTGCCTTTAAGGCTGTATCTCGGGCCTTCGACTGATAGTGTTGGGCGAGATATCGTCAGGCGTTCAGTCGATTTGTTGCCAGTTAAGGTGTACTGTTTCGGTTTTGGTTGTATGTACGCTCCGCCCGCCGGGAAGCCGCCCATCGGTGCGCCGGTCGCAAAGTCGTTAGTCAGCGTATATGGTGATGGAGTCGGGCTAAAATCGCTAGCCATAGCCGGAGGCAGCGGCAATGTACTTGCGGACACGACGTTAACTCGTACTGTCCCGCCAGAGGCCATACTCAACCCGTTAGCACCTTTTGAGTTATATTCCCACCTGCTTTGAGATACTGCTATATCCCAGCCGACAGGTTCGCTAGTGCCGTCCTCCCAAGCTTTAGCTCTTAGCCACGTTCCTTCAGCCCTAAACCTAAACCACGTCCATACGCCAGCTCTAAGAGTTTTATCGCTGAACACTTCGAGGCCGCCCTCGACGTTGTCGTCTAGGCGTAGCCGTTGCGCGCCTCTTTGATGATATACCGACAATACATACCCCGTCGTAACTCTTTGGCCGTTGGCTGGGTTTATAAAGCTTGACCCACGCACCATCATGAGTCCCTGCTTGTGAATGCTGTACTCGAACTTAGCTCGTATTAATAGTTCAACGTTATCTTCACCCTGAAAGCCTTTAAGTCCTAGATAGTGGTCGGCAAATGAGTCGGACTTTAGGACTATCTCATCGTTCTCGGCGTAGTATTTACCGTTCTCCCAGTGTTCTTTGTAAAAGGGTGACAGATTAGGGAATCTATCGGCGAAAAAACGCATAGGCTACCCCGCTACTATTTCATAGTTCACACTAAAATATGGCGGTAGGTGTTTGACCGGAACGTTAGCTGAGCTATCGTTTGGATTATCCGTTTTTGTATGCAGATGAAATCCCCACTGATTTCCAGCATTCACCGCTCCAGACAGACTGGTCGTCGGACTCATCTTTTGACTCATCCATGTGTTGGTTTGATAGTTGTTAGGGGCTAGGTTTATTTCAGCACTTCCTCCACGCTGCCCAACCGATCCGCCTATTGGCGTGCCATAGGGGAATCTCCCCCTTAAGTCGGCTAATTTAAACGTATTAGGGCTCGTTCTTTCTCCGTACGACAAATATTGCTCAACAAGCGCTGCAAGTATAGGATACTGCTCTACTCGATAACCATCTGCGCCATTCATGAATAGACGCCCAGGTGTTGGAGTCGCTCTCATAGTCATAAATATATCGCCGACATTTGCGCCGTTCTCACGATACATGCCGCGGTAGAGTAGCGATCCGGCGGGGAATGTCTTTGATGCGGTGCCGCGCATACCACGCTCAACGATTAGCGTATTGCTTTCGTGGTGTGACACGTACACTATCTCACAGTTAGCGAGCGTCGGGAACTTGTCTGCGGGAGCGAGCGTAATGTAGTACCCGAAATAATCAGCCTCGCCAAAACTCCTAAAGTCGTCCGGGTCTATCTCTATCGTCTTTTGCCCGGCGGGCAGTACCGCCTTTAACGTTGTTGATGCGAGACTACCGTTCATATTAAATATCCTCTGCTTTTAGTTGCACACCAGTAAGGTTGGCTGTACCGCCTCGGGTTACTGCCTGCCCTGCAATGTCGGTTACAAATAACAATTCAGCGCCACTTGCGTAGCCCACATGAGTAGCTGTGCCACTCTTAGTGATACTAATATTCTGCACTTGAGGCATATCGGCCAGGCGTTCACTGTCGCGATTTTGAAACGTTACGGTGCCGGGCGAGTAGGGCGCGCTACCGAGTGCTTGGCTGTTGGCGGTTGCCAGGTCAGTTGTAAAAGACGGGAGAATTAATACTTTATTCGCGGTGTTTATTTTTGCTATTAATGCGTTCCATGCGCTATTATTTACCCATTTTGTCATTATTATCTCCTTATCTTAAAATAAGCCCCCTCCGCTTGGGAGGAGGCTTAAGGTCTAGCTACTATTCCTTAGTAACTTTACGCTCGATAATCACACCGGCTTCTGGGCGAACTGCGCCAACACCAAACAGAGTTGATGCAACAACGTAGTCAACGCCAGCGAGCTTGTCGCGGTCACCTTCAGTCTTAGCCATCTGGGCAACACCCTTAAGGGCCGTCTTGTGCATGACAATGACCTGGCTCGTGCGCTTGCCGCTGGCCGTATCAGTTGTCAAAGCATTGGTGATATACACTGGAGTGCCGAAGAAGTGGCCAACGTAGCCCCTATTCTTAACGAGACCGGCCTCGCCAGTTTCCTTGTAAGAGGTAAACTCAGGAATGTTGCGGAGGTCAGCACGTGCGTAACCGTTGAGGAAAATGCCGCGACCATCCTCTGGGATGTTGTTAGCGTCAAGCTGAGCCATCGCAGCAACGATGTCCTTGTAGCTCAAGTGGCCATCTGCACCGCTAGCGGCAATCTTGCCAGCTGTAAATGCAGCGATAGCCTTCTTGATAGCTTCCTCGTCGTGTGCGCGGGCAATCCAGCGACCGAGGCGCTCAGTGTAGAGCGCGCGGTACTCGTATTTGCTTTGAGTAGCGGCGACATCCTGGACACCAACTGCCTTACGGAGGTAGCGGTCAACCAACACATCGACGGTCGATACGTCAACAGCATCAATAGCCGATGCGCTTTCAACGGTAGTGTTAGTAGCGGTACTGTCGGTGATTTCCTTCATGAAAGGAACGTGAACAACGTCGCCCATGTGGACGCCATCGCCAAGGTTTGTCTTGTCAATAAAGTCGAAGACCACATAGTTGTCAGTGTAGTTCTTCTCGACTTCTGGACTCCAGATTTGCGGAATAAACGCCTTTGAAGCCCCGCCGCCAGAGATATCTTTCGCGCCCTGGCCGGCTGTTGGGGTAACTCGGTTTGCCATGAGTTATATTTTCTCCTAGTTCATTAGTTTGTCTATTTTAGCGGCCATCTCAGGAGAACCATCGTAGTTGGCTAGTAAGTACTCGAGAGACTCATTGTCCGCTGAATTATCAGTAGCATGGGCTTGAGCGCCCTGCTGGAGTTGTTGATTGATAGACTCCCTTTCCTCTCGGCGGATTTGCTCCGGATCTACGTTCGAGGTATTCTTGCTCGACTTAAGCACAGCTAAATCATACAGAGTGTCGAGGTCGTGTCGTAGGTTATTTGCATATTCTACGCCGTATTTAGCAGCTTTGTCCTTTACGATGTCATACATTACCGCTTCGAGATTGCGGTCACGGCCTTGCTCGCCAAAGAATCGCTCAACTTGTCGCTCGTACTTCAAGTTAGCAACCTCTGCGCGCAAGTCGTCAGTAGGCTCGCTGGTATCTGCTAGTTGTTTTGCGCTACGGAATGAGCGCTGGTTATCCAGAGCAATTTTAAGGGCTCGTTTCGTATCCTCGCTAGCGTTATCAAGATCAAAACCTTGCGCCTTCGCGAATTTACTCAGCCCGTTATCTGCTGGCTCGCTTTCTTGGGCGGGCTCAGCTACTACATCTTGCTCTACTGGAGCTTGAGAGGTAGTATCGCTAGAGATATCCGCCGGTTCGTTAACGCTAGTAGGCTCTTGAACGAGGCTAGCATCGTTAGTTCCGGTAAGGGAATCTTCCATTCTAGTGTACTCCTATTAGTTTGTCTATCGTTTTTTCGCCTTGAAGGGGAGTGTAGGAGGGACAGGGGCGAAAACCCTCCTACGCTGTACATCTTACAATGTTGTAGAAATTACTTGATACTGAAGCCTTCAATGTAAAGGCGGATTGTATCGAGGCCTACATTGCGTTGTAAAAGATACGCCAATTTCTCGGGTTCAAACTCGAGTTGCTGAGTTGTCTTACCATCAACAGTTGGCACTTCTTTGTATATTTCAATAGGCCCGGCAGCTAATGTAGAATTTACATCCTTTTGTAGGTCGATGTAACCCATTAGCTCTTTATAGGCTTCTGTTTTGGAGAATTGCTCCCACTGATGAGCGATTTTCTCCCATTTGTTGCTCTCTTCCATTTGCTACCTCAATCGGGTTGATGCTTGCTCGCTTCGTACCCGTCTAATGTTGTTATCGTTACTGTTAGCTCCGCCGCCGCCTTGGCTACCGGTTTGGGTTCGCTTATTAAATGAATCGCCGCCACCTTGACTTGCGGCTGCGCCCAACAAGTATTCCTCTGCGCCTGGGGCAAGGGATGCGCCGCTTTGTACGAGGCTTGGGTCGACCGGTTGACCGTCGGGGCCCATCATTGGTTGCGGCACAGTAAGCATCTCATTGATATCATCCTCGGTCATGTACTTGCTAAACAGAGTCTTGTACATGTTGCGGAGGAACGCCTCCTGGTTAACGAGAGGATTCTGGAGACTAAACTGGGCGGCTGTCTGCATCGCCTGGCTAAGCATTGCAATCTCGGCATCTGCGGTACTTTCGAGTACGACCTTTGGCTGATATTCACCAAAGTAAACGTCTGGGCTGTACACTTGCCAAGTAATCTGGTTATGGTCAGTCATCCGTACTGGAGTTTCCTCTTTAACGAATAGCTGAATCATCTTAAACAGGATTGAGCCTACTTGAGATAGGCCGCCATCCTCTAATGACTGCATTTTAACGTTCGTGCGAGCGTCTGATTGCTCCATTTGGTTCGAAATCTCAGTAGCGGTAGTACGGCTATAGCGTTGGCTAATACCCTGGACGGCTGCATCAGCGGCTACTGCAGTACGCATTTGCTGAGTAAGGCGACTAATCTCGGCATCAGCAGCTGGGCTAATGTCGTTCTTCTCAATCGGGGTAAGCGCACCTTTAGGGATTGGGAAGATAGCACCCGGTGCGGACTGGATACGCTCAGCTAAGTGCTGATAGCGGGGTTCAATCTGCCACATATTATTCAACACGTAAGCGATATTGTCCCGTTTCTGGCTCGCTGTATCGTTCAGCAGCTCCTGAGTCTTAAGAATAACCTCAGCGATACCTTTGCCGTAGAATAGGCTTGTATCAACGTAGTTACGGGCTACTGCGAAGGGCAGAAAGCCTTTAATCGCGGGGATTTTCACCTTCATTGAGATAATCTCACCGTCTAAGTCCATCGGCAACTCTTTTTTAGACTCTTTTCGGGTGTAGGGGTTGTCCTCCTCCAAGATAACAACGCTGCGATTGGCGATCATCACGTGTTTCTTTTCAGTCCAGTAGTCGATGACCTCGACCTGCTCGCTGATGGCGTCTTTCCCGTAGGTTGAGCCGATCAACATCTCCTTGATGTCTTTATCCATCTCCTCGCCGTCGTTAGATCCGTATACCTTGTCGAGGTTTTTGTATTTGTTCTCTACCTTACCGGTCTCAACGTCCACCTCCATTTGAGACTTGAGTTGTTCAAGGCTTGTAAGGTATCGATATCCTGCATAGCGGGGGTAGCCCGGCTCATCTGGGTTGTTTATATGGCGCGCGGCTGGGTCAACAAAGAAGTCATTTAAGGGGATATTCTGGATAAGTGGGCGATCTTTTAGCCAACTAAAGGCCAAAACACCTGTACCGTATAGGGCCATATCCTTAATCCAGCTAATCATCTTATCGGTCATGTTGTTAATGGACCAGTAATAGTTGACTAGACCGTTAAGGGCTTCAACGCTTTGTTCTTGTTCTTCGTGTAGTGGCCAATACTTAAACCGCGGCTTTGTTTTAACGTACGAGGACACGAGAGCTTCTACGATTGAGAAGGTTTCAGGCACAAACTCATCAGCTTGTCCTGCATATCCCCTAATTGTTCTAATCCCGTTGTAAGACTTGAATGCATTTGCCCAAGTCTTCTTGTAGTGGGATTCGGTATACATCCGCGCCTTTTTAAAGCGCTTAGTTACCTCTAGTAGTGTTTTATCATCCATTGGTTATTTTATGCATCTTTGCGGTAGAAATTACCTTTAAGTTTGATATATCGTTGTCACCCCAAGGGAATAGCTGGTAAGCAATAGCTGTACTCATCACAACATCGTCATGAGAGCCTTCCTCTGCGTTCATTCTACCACGCTCATCACGCACGTAGCTGAATGCCTCATTAATGAATACAATATCCTTATCCTTAATCACGCGCTCGCGTACTAACTTGATAAGGTCATCGATCATTAAGCGCTTAGTTCGCATATCGGTCTTCCAGCCAAGGTTAACGGTAGGCGTCTCCCATTCTTCATCATATCCCCTATCTCGCTTGTAGAGGTTCGTATAGAAGGTATCACGTAGCTTTTGTACGGTTGTTAGGCCGTGGTTGTTTACCTCTACACCTATAAGGGCGTAATTGTAATACGTACCAAGAGCACCCAAGATCTCGCCGAACTTGTCCGGGTCACAATGCCCTCGCCAGCGAGCGACAACTTCCATTGTTGAAATATCTACAACAGTTGCGACACTAAAGTCTCCGCCTTTAAGGCCTTCTGCAACATCTGCACCAATAACGTATTCCTTATAAGGCTTGGGCTTCTCCCAAATCTTAAGTGGTGCTTTGTAGGTGAAGTCATCAGGTGTTTCGTTGGGTTCGAATAGTACCTTCTCCAGCTCGAATTCCTCATAGGGACGATCCTCCAATGGAGTAATCTTGTGATAGTCGACATCCTCTAATGGGGTTGCATCCTTCTCCATCTCCTGTAAGGCTAATGGGTTGAATACGTTCTTACCACTTGCGATGAACGCCTCCTGCCATGTGGAGGGGTACTCCTGGGGTAGTCGTTCAGGAGTAGCCGCGAAATCTTTCGCCTTCCTTCTATAGAATGCAAGCTTCCTGGGGATAGCCTCCTCGCTAATGGGGAAATGATGTCCTAGTGTATCGTGGCCTTGCTTCATAAGGTCGACTAAGAATAGCTCGTAATCGTTGAGTTTACCTAAATCTTCAAATGTGGCATCGCGCTCGTAGGTATTAAGAATCCACCAGGGGGCGAAAGCGGGTTGGTAATTGTTCTTACCCTCTACCGCTGCGACATACTCTTTATGGAAGTAATTACCTCGCCCTTCTGCAGTGGACTCTAGAAATACCATTGAAGGCTTATCCATCACCTCAGCATCTGGCACTGTCTGCATAAGAGAAGCGACCAAATCTTCGCCGCTTTCCCAGGTTGCGACCTCACTGCCGTGCAAAAAGTTGATAGTATCAGAACGTCCCGCGGATTTGTTCTTGGCGGTCTCAATCTTAATGGCTGAACCTAGGCCTATCTGTTTACCGTTCTCGTCAAACTTCTCAAACGTCAAGTCGCTCTTAGTATTGTAACGAACACTCGGTTTAAACAGTATATTGGTGTTGTCAAAATAACGACGGAACATCCTATAAAGGTTAAGAGAAGACTTCTCATCATTACCGATGATGACGCTATTAATGTTAAAGTTAGTAGATGTCCACCAGTAACAAAGAGCCTCTACAGCCGTGCTAAAGCCCATCTGGCGAGCCTTTAAGATGATAACCTTTACGGGCCGCTTCTCACTAATGCAAAGTAGTACGTAATCAATTAAAGCCCGCTGAGGCTCATTAGGGACAAATGGTACAATGTTAGCGAACTTATCCTTAATATACAGGTTCATCTTAGCGAACTTGTAGAAGTCCTGTTTAATGGCTTTAATCTTACTTAATTGCTCTTTTGTAAGCTTAATATCATCCATCTAATCTAAGCCTCTTAATAAGCTGGTTAATAGTAGCTGATTTATTCGGTAGCTTATTAAAATACTCCAGGTTCTCATCCCAAATATAGATAAGCTTACGATTCGCCGGTTTCTTTATGGCTGTCATAGATTATCCAGTTCTTTAAGCGCTTCCTCAATACCTATATGGGCCGTAACCTGTTTATCGACAAACATGTTATGTTCTTTGCCCAATAGCTTAATAGCACTAATCTTATCTGCATCTTTTGATATATCATTTACAACAATCATTTGTAGCTGCTGCTTAAGATGCTCCGGAGTAAGGCGCATCATATTCTTAGCCTCGGCGACCCACTTTTGGCAATCCTTAGTCTCCATCTTAGTAGCCGCCCACCTAGAGTAGCCGGCACGTATAGCGCTAGCATAGGCGTTTGCATAACTCGGCGACTTAGGATCCATATAGTAGTTGAGCCATTGTTCCTGTTGCTCGGTTTGAGTCCATTGGCTAGCAACCTTGCCCTTATTACGTTTACGGATGCCTACCCCGTCTTTATTTTTCATACGCGTAGTCTTACCCTCACGTTGGGCGAGTTTACGTTCTCTCCAATATTCTTTAGGTCTTTTTTTATCTGTGCTGCGCAACGCGCCACTTTGTGTCTCTGCCATTTAGGCCTCCTTTCTAGAGAAGTATATACTTTTGATTTTTGTTGGGGATAGTAATAATGGGGCAGGTATATACCTTTGAAAAATATGGGGTGTGTGAGTTTTAGATGAGCATGCATCATGAGCCCTGGAATGATTGACAAATATC